AGTGACTTTAATTGTGGGATAGATAGGCAAGGTTCCATTGTTATTAATCAATACCGAAACTGAGTTATCGGCATTGTTTATGATGGTTCCATTTTCTCCGCCTGAGTTATCATTATTCAATACTTTAGTATCGACTGATTCCGCATAACCCTTAGGTACTAAAAATGTAAGTGTACCAGTTGTATATTTTCCATTATTATGTTCAGTAGCTTTGATTTCTCCATCAATAATCACTTCCCAAAACACATTAGGGTCATCAGAAAATATAATACTTTGTAACTGCTTAGAACTTGTTATTTTTCCCACAATTCGTTTAGTTGCTATCAAGTCTTTTAGTAAAGTAAAGTCAATTTCTATTTTTTTTGATGAAAGGTTAGAACTAATCAGGTCGGATCCATCTCCAACCTTATTTTCTGTAACGTTTGTCATTCCTGTAGATATACCACGTCGGACATCGTTAATTATCATGTAATCCATCAATTCAACGTTATTTAATTTTATCGAGTTATATTCCATTGATTAAACACGTGCCCCTTCTAGCATTTTTGCGATATCTCCAAGTTTGGTTTGTTCATTGCTCATATCTTTAGCAACTGCTGCAGCAAAAGTTTTTCCATTTATCGTTAAATAGATAGGTCTATCATTCAACTTTTCAACCGAATTGATCACTTTAAGAAGTAAATTATTGGTTTGAGTACCACTGTTACTATTTGGTATGTTGTTTGCAGAAAGTAATGTATAAGTTTGTAAGTCAAGATTTTTTTCAAGTAAAGCATTATTATCAAATTCGGTAGAGACTGGTAATGTTACTCCTGTGCCTACCAAGCTTTGAAGATTATCTGCCACACCAGAAATATTTTTTTGTACAGATTTAAAGTTTTCCATCAAGCTATCGTTGAATCCACCCATAATGGCTTCACCAGCTGGAATCAGTAGTTTTCTATCATAGCTAATTGGTCCTTTATGCTCTTTGATCCAGTCTGCAATTCCACCTACAAACTTCTTACCTGCTTCCCAAGTGCTCTTAAGTCCACCGATAAAGCCATCAATAATTGCTTTACCTGCTCCAGATAAATCAATATTACTCAAACTATTGAAAATACCTTTTATTCCATTAATGATTCCAGAAATTGTTGAAGATGCTGATGAAATAATCCCTGTTATTCCACTCCACACTCCAGACATTACTGAGCGTAAGCCATTACCAGAACTACCTAAACTACTAAAGAATGATTTGATTCCATTAATTGTTCCACTAATTCCTCCACCAACTGCTGAAATGATTGAACGAATACCATTCCAAGCTACGGATATAACATTTCTCAATGCGCTACCAGCAGAACCTAAACTTGTAAAAATAGTTTTGGCAGTATTAATAATTCCACCGATTCCACTTACAACTGTAGAAATAGTGCTACGAATACCACTCCAAGCACTACTTATCAACCCTTTTAAAGATGTGCCTGCTGAACCAAGACTTGCAAAGAATCCTATTGCTGTACCTACCCATTGAGCTACAGTTGCAAGTACTGGTGCAAAAGCCTTAAATACATTGACTACTGCAGAAATGATAGGCGTTAAAAATCCGATGACAACTCGAATTGTGTCAAATGTTCCTGCTAATGCAATCATTGCACCTTTCAAAACACCACCAATAAATGCACCTAATACTTGAAAAACTGGCATTAAAGCACCAGCAATAACTGTTGCTAAAGGTTGAATTGCATTCCACATTTTTACGAATGAATTTACTAAAGTATCTATTGATGGTCCTATAATCCCCATCATTGTAGTAATACCATTTGTAATTGCAGGTACTAATGCAGATATAATAGCTTGAATTCCGCTAAAATCAAGTCTTGAAATTCCAGAAGAGATAGTGTCAATCATCGGTTGCACGGCAACAGATATTGCTTCAAAAAGCGATGGTAGCTGTCCGAAAGCAACGCTTAAAGTTGAAATTACCGGCATTACAGCAGAAATGACATTAGAAAATAATTGTGGTAATTTGCTAAATACTCCCATAATTTGAGTACTGATTGGCCCGATTGAAGATAGTAAACTGTCAAAAACTGGTTTTAAGCCTGAGACAATAGTTTGAAAACTTCCTTGTAGGGGTGATAATATCGAGCTGAACTTTGATGTAAAGTCAGAGAATCCACTTCCAATTCCATTTCCTAATTGTGAAGAAAGTTCTTTTCCTGCTGCACTCACAAACGTCGAAATCGCTCCTGGCAAAGCCTTGAAAATATTTCCTACCATTGGAATAAAGTTCTTGAATAAGAATGTTGATGTCGTTGACACCAACGCATTCAATGGCCCTTGCAAATCACGACCAAGTGATAAGTTACCCAACACATTGGACATAGCAGCTTTCATAGAATCAAATGATCCACTAAATGTTGTAGATGCTTCTTTCGCAGTTGTGCCTGTAATGTCCATTTCTGTTTGGATTGCATGAATCGCTTGTGTGATATCTGAGAAGTTTGAAATATCATACTTTTGACCAGTCAGCTTTTGAGCATCAGTCAAGAGTCGTTGCATTTCTTCTTTCGTACCACCATATCCAAGTTTTAAGTTATCAAGCATGGTATAGTTCTGCTTAGCAAAACCTTGATAAGCATTTTGAATATCTCCAATATTTGTACCCATTTTATTGGCATTATCAGACATATCAACAATTGCTTGATTTGACAAATCTGCCGCTTTAGCTGTATCTCCATTCAATGATTTAATCATTGATGCAGAAAAACCTGTTACAGTTTCCATATACGCATTTGCAGACATCCCAGCAGTTTTATAACCTTCTGTCGCATATTTTTTTACTTTATCTGCATTATCTTTAAATAGAGTTTCGACTCCACCTAATGATTGTTGTAAATCAGCTCCTTCAGAAAGAGATGAAGAAATTAATTTACCAAGTGCTGCTCCTGTTGCTACTACACCAGCTATTGCAGCGACCTTTAAGGCAGAACCAATTTTTAGACCTGCGCTATTTCCTGCCGACTCAGCTTCTGGGTCTAACATACCAGACATTGAACCTGATATTCCTTTGGCAGATGGCATAATTTGCACATAAGCTTGTCCTAATTCTGTTGCCATTAACTTCCTCCTCCTTTTTGAAATAGTTGCTGACGATACTTTTCAAAATCCTCACCAGAATGAAATCGGATTTTTCTATCAGTTTTTTCTTTTGGTTTATTGATGATATCGGTAACAAGTTTTGGCCTATTTTTACCTTTCTGACCATCTTCTGTTTTAAACCATAAAAGCATACTTAAACGGTCTTGAATCCCAGCTAAAAGAAGTGTATTAATTGGAAACTTTTGTCCACTCATCTTCATTTTTATCCTAGATTCTTCATTCAAACCTATAGAAAAAACAGCTATCTTTAGAGGAGATAGCTGTTTGTAATCGTAAATATGATAAATTTCTGCAAGGTCGCACATTAGCGCTTCTTCATCAAACTTTATCATTCTGGCAAGGAGAATTAGTTTTTTATTTTCTTTTGAGCTGCAAAAATGTCTTCAATTGTTTCTCTGATTTTGTCGGTTGAAACAAGGCCTTCTTCATCTCGAAGATAGTTTTTCAAATTTTTAGATTGGCGTTCTCCCAATAAGAGATTTAACATTTTTGGTAACAGAAGAGGATTTTTATCAACTTCTGACAAAATTTCTACCAACTCGAAATTATTTAAACGTTCAGTTGTAATTTCATAACGAAATCCGGATTTTGTTGTTCCTTTTAACATATTTCTCCTTTTATTGTTTAGTTAATATTTAAAGTTTTGCATCCCCTACGGTGGCTTGACCGACTACGGGGTCATTAGGGTGTAACAGTTGGAGCGATTGTATAGTCGTAGTGAGAGTTGCCATTTTCATCTGGTAAACCAGTTAGAGTAATCTCAAATCCAACAGCATCAGAGTCGTTATAAGAAATATCTCCAATTTCAGATACTTTTCCCTGTGGAATTACAATTCGTTTAAATACTCCATCACGTACTGTCATATCAATGACAACCGGATGCTCAATAAGTTCTTTTGAATTAGCTTTGACTGTAATTCCAGTCTGTAGTGTTCCAGTTACATTGTCAGCTCCATATACTTCTTTAAGTACTTCAACATTCAAAGCTTCAATTAATGTATAACTAAATGTATCTTCTTTTTCTGTTTGTACTGTAGCAACCGTATCGCCACCCCAAGCTTTGATACTATCAGATTTTGGTGAGTTTTTATTTTTTAATCCATCTTCTGAAATATATCCCAACGGTTTAAAAGCAGCATTTAGTGCTGTTTTTGCATCAGTTGGTAAAGCTGTACCTTTTGGCGCTGAGTAAATAGCACCATCAATTTTGGGCTTTGCAGTAGTTACATTTTCTACTTGTGCCATTTTAGTCCTCCTAATAATGATTAATATCAAATACTGCTTGATAGCGGTATTCTTTAGTTTCTGTGTCAGTAAAGTTGTAATCACTGTTTAGTGATACATCACTAATTTCATTTAGTTCGATTAGCCGCTCTACAACTTTTTTCAATTCTTCATTTAGCTTTGCTGCTTCATACATAGAAGGAGCATAGCTCTGAAAAGCAAATGTTGAAGATAAAAGATGATTACTCTTGCTACTACCTGTTTTTTCAAATAAAACATAGCTCAATGGCATCTCTCCTTTTTTCTCCAAAAAAGACGATACCGATAAATGAGTATCAAGAAAATTTTTAATAATAATCTCAATCATTTAACGCACCGCCTTTAAAATTGTATTGTTTTTCATATTGTCATGCTTTGCTTGATAAGTTTCGGCAAATACCATCGCATTAGCACGATTTTTACCAACATGCATATCTTGACCATAACCTGGTCCACAACGCTGTTTAACAGCAGATGCTTTTTCTTTAAGAATTGCTTGCATTTCTGGTGATTTCATCATACTAGCAACTCCACTACGATTTAATTTGAATAGATTTTTAGCCATAATGTTCCACCGTCACTTTCTTGTTCCAATCTAATGGAATAAGTTCCTCGATTCCTTCAAGTGGTTCTCCAAAAGTCCGCCACGTTTTACCAAAGAATCTAACTTTTTTATTTTCCCAATCATGAGTATCTTCTTTTGGAATAGCTAGAGTATAGATTGCTTTTTTTCCTGTCAAAGTAAGCTGATTAACAATATCATCCGATGAAGTTGGAGAAATCAAGACGTTATTGACCTCGATTTCCTTATCTTCATAAATTGGGTTTCCAAAAGGGTCTTTCCCTGTTTCTACATTGTCAATCAAAGTTACAGCAATTCCCTTAATCATTCCCATAAAAATCAATCACCCCAAATCTTTGTTTTTTTAGTCCTAAACGGCTTAATTCAGAATTTTTTATGAATAAACCACCTCCAGGAACAAGATATGAACCAGAAACAGAGTAACCAAGTGCACTCTCTGTTGTCTGAGTCATGGGTTCTTGATCAGTTGATGTCATAAGCGTTCTAGCAACAATATCTACCGTAACTGACTTTACAACACTTGCAAAATATGGAGGTTTTTCAGTAATCATTATATCTAAAGTCTTCCCCACTTTATCAGCTTCTTCACGTAAGGAATCTGAGACAATTTCAAGCAACTTTTCAGCTCGTTCTTTTTCGTCTTCCTTTAAAGGGCGCCATAGCATCGTTAAATCATCAACTGTAGCAAAAGGATTCATATTACTCCTTTCCTTGCTCCATCATCAAATCATAAAGCACTTGTTTATTTGCACGTTTATCATATTTAACACCAAAAGCGTCAAGCTCTTGCATGATTTGAGCTTTAGTAATCCCGTCATCGTGCCCATCTACATTTGATTCTTCCACCACTTGCTCTTGTTCAGTTTTTTTGGAGTCCGCATCATTAGCTTGGATATCTACAACAGCTTCTTTCAATTCATTTTCAAGTACCCAATCTCCGCCAGAGATTTTGAAATCTGTATCAATTGTTGCTTTTGTTAACGTGTTAAAATATCTCATTCACGTCCTCCTTATACAGCAGCTTCAGTTACTCGAGCAAATTTAGTAGCATCAAGAATTCCCCAACCAAGGTATAATTCAGCACGGATATAAACTTGGTTATAACCTTTTAAGTCAAGCCCTGAATTGTCAGGATCACCAAATTGAATAACTTCAAGTGGTACTTCTTTCGCATATCCCCATTTAAATCCATTTGCAAAATCTCCGACGATTGCACGATCATTTTCTGTTGACATATCTGATACCGTTTTATTAACATCTACTGGAAGTCCGTTGATAGTATCTGGTGTTGCTCCCCATTTCAATTCAGGGAAAAGAGCATTTCCTTGTTGGTCTTTTTGTTTAGCAAGAGCCGAACGGAATGATGGGTTAATTGCGATACCAGTGACATCAGCATCAGCTCCAGTCAATAACTCTACTGCGTTTTCGATGGCGCCATTTGCATCTGCAATCCCTTTTGGAGCTTCGACTTTTTGAGTAACTTTAGAGTCAAAGTTGTTTGTTCCGATAACAGCAGATGCAGTTCCTTGCCGTGGGTTTACGCCGTGAAATGCCATTAAGTCAATACCACGAGCAACTTTTTTAGCAAATCCATCGTTAAATGCTTGCAAGATGTTAATTTTTTCTTCATCAGAGGCATACATAAATTCGTCTGAAATACGTGCACCGTATTCAACTTTGATTGGTACCATTGTTTGTGGTGCAAGAGATACTCCACCATGCGTTTTTTTACCGCTTTCAGCAATTACATCAATTTCTGAATCCATAGTGAATGTGAATACTTTTTCACCGTTAAATGGGATAGCTTGTTGCGCTGACAATCTAGCGATAGAGCTTTTCCCTGTAACTTTGTTGATAAGGTCTGTGACCAATTCTGGGTCAAATAAATTTGCTTTGTTCAATACCATGTTGTTATTCTCCTTCTAAGTTTAGTCCTTCGACTAATTTACGATAAGCTCCATCTTTTCCGTCACCCAAATTTGGTTCAACATCTTTAAGTGGGGCAGGTGGAGTTTGTGGTTTAATGAATCCGCTGAAACGTTCAGCATCAGCTTTAAGTGATTCTTCATCATCGCCTGAAAGTCGGTCAGCCAAATCTAATGGCAAGCCAGCTTTAATAGCAATAGATTGTTTGAGTTGAGTTGTTTTGTAACTACTGATTTGTTTTTCGTAATCAGCTTTTTCTTGTTCCCAAGATTTCGATTCTTCAATAGTTGCTTGATATGCAGCGTTATCTGCTTCAAGTGCAACAATTTTAGTTTTGAGTTCATCATAATCAGCAAAATTAGCTTCAATCGTTTCTTTTTGGCGTGCCAATCTTGTTTCAATGATTTGGTTTAACTCTTCTTGCGTTTTTGGTAAATTGTTTTCTGACATAGTCAAATCCTTTCTCCTGCTTGCCCGGCAGTTCGGTAATTTTTGGTACAAAAAAACGACTTAAAAAGTCGTCTAATACCGTATTTGTTGTTTTTTCTTCGGCTTGTTATTGCTACAAGCCCAATGCGCCAACAACGCACTGTCCATTAAACTGATATCCATATCATCAAATTGTGATTTATATCCAAATCCACCACTAGTACCGATATTTCTCTTGTCACAGTTAGTGACCACAGTAGCAAGTGAAGGTTGTCCAGAATGGCAAAAGGTTTTTTGAAAAATCCCTTGTTCCCATAGGGAATTAGCATTGATAATTTCTTTTACAGTTGGTAGTATCGGTTCTTTCAATTTGAAATCTTTCATTTCACTCGTTAAGATACTTTGACCACTTTGACCATCAATAACAACTTTTTCAACGTCTGCTTTCTTTAAGAAATTGATAATCCATTGATTGCCATTCCTTATGGATTGACAATCAATTGTTTCAACAAATACCTTTCCTGATAATGTTTTAACCGCAATACTCATTGCAACATTTGCACCATCATTCCCATACTTAATACCAACAAAGAGCTTCCCTTTGATAACTGGCAAACGATTAACCTTGAGCGCATTCCATTCTTGTTCTGAAATGACTGATTTCTGGTTATATTTTGGCCAATAGCCAAGACGTTGAACATTATGATCCAACTTATCTTCACCAAGTTCGGCTTCGATTTTACGTTCGTTTAAGTGATAGCCCATAGATGGGTTAGAATTGTACCAGGCTTCGACATCATGAATGTCCTTGACATCTTCAACCGACCACTCTGCCCAACCTGAATACTTTGTTTTCCCAGCTAGGGTATTATCTCGATAATTTGTAAAAACAGTACCACTTGATACCGGTGTTGGAGGTGTTCCACACATTATAGTCATTGGATTATCACTGTCAGTAACAGTATATTTCAACGCTGATTCTTGCTCAGTAGTATATTCCTGAGCTTCATCAATTACTAAAATGTCGAATCCTTCTCCAAGACCACCACTTGATGTTCTCGTTCTGAACTGAATTACTCCACCAGACTCAATTAATTCCAATCTTTCTTGCCCTTTAGCTTTAATAGATTTGAAATCTTCTCCTTCAACATAACCACTATCTTCAAGATATTTTTTTAATTTCTCATAAGATGAGTGGGACGTACTAATTCGGTGTGCTGTATGAAGAATGCTTAAGCCTTGTACAAGTGACCATAATTCAAGGATATATACAATTTCTGTTTTACCATTCCGCCGTGGGATTGAATATCCAAACTTTTGGTGTGTCCATAAACCATCTTCATCAATGGCCATAACCTCTTTCAAAAGGTTCTTTTGCCATGGATAACACTCATGTTTTGATTTTTCGTAAATCTCAATAGCTTCTTGATATTTCGTTTCAGTAAATGGAAGTATTACCGATTGAGTAGGATACTGATTGCCAAATCTTTTTTCAGCAGTCATGTTATTCCTCCTTCAATCTAATTGCATGATAACCCTGTCGCTGGGAGATATTCCTCCTAATCTCTCATTGTTTCAAGTATTTGCTGCTTGGCAATTTCTATAAGCCCTAGAGTTTCAAGAGAATTATTTTGCGTATTGAATGTCTCCAAATCTCCATTTGGGAAACGACCAGTCACTAAGATACAATCTGCTTCAATAAAAAACTCAGATGCCGACTTCAAAAAATCTTCGTTAGAAATACCACGTTCCACTTTCCGCTTCTGTTCTTCAAATTTTTTTATTTCAGCCATTACGTACCTCTTTTCTTCAAGTTCAAATTCTTACGTTCAGCAACCTTTGCATCTTTATCTGGGTCAACCCAGTTTTTAGACCAAACATCCTGACGCTTTTTATCAATATCTCTAGGATCGTATTCTACTGTGCAACGGCAACGCTCATGGCGATGATATACATCACTTGGAACATTAGGATAATCATATGAACCTGCTAAATTTCTACACCAATCACATGCTTTACCTACTAACTTTCGTACAATTTTTGGTTTTAAACCTGCTTTTGCTTGAAAATCAATATTTTTCTTAAGCGTATCATCAACAACACTCTGACTAAATGTTACTATTGGCTCTTTCAAAAGCCAAAGTATTTTTTCAAAATCATCTTCACTAGAAACACGATTGACAATGCCATCAATTCTATCTTGGTTTAGTTCTGGCACTTGTGATTTTAATTTAAACCCAGCCAATTGATTGAGTTCACTTTGAACATCTGTTGTATAGCCTGAAATTAAATCATAATTTTTCTTCAATATGGAATTGAACAATCTATCTGCAATGTTGAAATACATTTTTCCATCAGGTAAAACATCTACTGTTACATGAGTTCCTAAAACATCAGATAAAATTTGACCAACTTCGATACCAAATTCATTTGCTTGAATATAAGTTGCTTTTTTAATTTTCAACAATTCTATCGATTGCTTTAACTTTTTACTATTTGCTGCTCTTTCATCAAAATCTTGATTTATTTTTTCTAAAAGAGGTGGTAATATGTCTTCCATTATTCAGCTCCTTTAATTCCAGTTAAATCACGAATAGTATCTTTATTGATGAATTCGGGAATTGCTTGATTGAGTTTAATTGCTCCATCTCCAATAAGACTTAACATGCTTGCATCAGCTTCAAACAATGGTTCCCATTTCGGTTTTGTTTTGCTAAACTGTTCTCTTAGATAAGGTACATCATCACGCAAACATGCTGCAAGATAAGCTACATTTAGTAATCCTGCTCCCAAACTTCGTTGTGCTTTTCTACCAGCCAATCTTAAATTTTCATGACTTGCCTTAATTGCTTCAACCGATGATGGGTTATCAGAAACGAATCCTAAATCATCAAGAGTTAATCCAGTTTCACCAGCAAAGCCAGCCGCTGCAGTTCTGAGTTGTTCAGTAAATGGCGACATGCTTGGTTGAGTAAATTGTCCAAGAGTTGGTTTATCGCCATCATCGTCTTTTGTAAATTGCAACATGCTTGAAACTGTTGCTTTCCAAGTTTCCATTGGCTCCGCATCATCACTTAATCCAGTTACATATTTTTGAGGGAAAGAATAAAACTCAGCAGTTACATCAGCTCTTTCAAGGGTTCGTTTTGCATTGCTTTGCCAATACATTCCTGAACGTGTGATACGAGAACGCCCAAATGGACGAACTGCATCAGGACGGTGAATTATAGGCACTAACAGTGGATGGCCTGTTGGATTAGCAATCGAAATATTATTACGTGAATCACGATAATAATAATCTGTTCTATCAGGCAAGAAATGAGCTTCAAGAACAACGTTATTGTTTTCATCTCGTTCTAAAACTGCATATCCCTCTGTCAGTAATCCAGTAATTGGGTCGATGATTCCTGTTGCATTAACCGCTTCTATAACTTGAAGTCGTACTGCATCATTTTCACCTTTAGAAATATAAATAAAGCTACATGATGCAATAAGCGCTGACAAGACAGCACTATCAAAAAATATATCAGGATTATTTTCCTCAAAAATTTCATTTACTGTAAAGTCATCATTTTCAAATTCTCGAAAAACAAGACGGTCTGCAAGACTATCAACTCCTTTTGCACACCACCCTAATATTGAACGATATTGTTGGCTTAATGCTTGTGGAATTGTAATCCCTTTGAATCTATCAACATGTTTCATTGCATATTGATCATAGCGCATTTCTGCTCTTCGTTTATGAACAGATAGCTTAAATCTCAGGTATCCAATACCTTTTTCAGTCAATTTTTTGCTCCTTTCTAAAGTCGCGTGAGAAAAAATGTACAGTGACGGCGTGAAGTACGGAGTGACCCAGAGGGAGGGGGCTATGCCCCCATAGTTTAGCTTCTAAGCTCTTTAAATTATTTTTAATAATATTTATCATAAATAAATTAAGATACATAAGAAGCCCAATCACGGCTCTGTGGCAAGTTACGATTACCTAATACCTTTGGCTCTTCTTGCTTCACATTGAATAGCTTGTCAGACTTCTGACGGTTGCAAGTCCAGTGAGCAAGCTGTAAGTTATCCATCGCTGAAGGATGACCACCTTTGTTAATTGGAATGATGTGGTCAACAACTGGACTCAATGGATCAGGAGCTTTCAATCTCTTATCGATTGGCTTGCCACATATTCCACAAGTGTTCTGTGTCTTTAAAAGAATCTTTCTATTCTTATCAAAGGCTACACGATGCGCACCAGTACGGTCAGCTCTAAGTACCATATAATAATTACTCCGCTAATCTGTATCTTCCAATGCCGACTATATCAACATACAATGGTTCAACTACATCAGGACTGCTGATTAATCTTTCATATAACTCTGTGGATGGTTGGATAACTTCTGACAACTCCCCACATTCAATTCCACCTACGGCAACCTTATTTCCTACGTCATCCCAATAAAAGTAAATAGCATCGTATTCTTTCATTACTTGTTCCTTTCTCCATACAAAAAGCCAACAGACTATATCCGCTGGCTTTATTTGTTTTATTTGATGATACTATAATACAACATTTATCTTGTCAGTTTTCGCCCAAAAGGTGACAAATCACCAGAAGCCGTCACATATCTCATCATACTTCTCAAGTATTGCTCTTCTCTTTCTAAAGTATTGGCGCTCAGTTATGTGACACTTATCAGCTATCTCTGGAACTGTATAACGTTTACCAGATAGCCAACGGTAATGAAATACCAATTGCATATCTTCATCATCTCCAAACCAATCTTGTAACTCATTGATTCGGTTCTTAAACTCATATAGACTTTGGAGTTTACTGTCAGCATCCCATTTCATAACCATATCTTCTACTGGCTTTGAGACTATGCTTGACCTACCGCCACCTATATTATTATCATGTGATTGTTTAACTTCTAACTCATACTTGCGATACTGAATAGCGTGGTCAATTCGTTGACACATAAAGAGCTTCTTCTCTATAGCTTTCAAGTCGCTGTCAGTAAGGTTATATCTTCTACTCATAGTGTCTTAACTCCTTATATTTATGATATAATAGTAGTTAAGAAATCTGTTTTTAAAGCGCATTGCAGTGCGCTTTTTTTGTTTATTTTTCAAGGCTTTTTAATCGTAAATAGTTCGAGCATTGAGTTTCTGATAATCCTAGATTAGCAGCCATATCTTTTACAGATTTATACTTGATTCCATTAAATTCAATGTCTTGACGTTGGATTCTTCTGACTGTGAACTTTCCCATTTTATAATCTTCAATTTCAGATTTTTTCCAAAGAGGAGTTCCTCCAATTTTCAATGGTTTTATATATTTTTTGAGAACTTTACCTACCTGGTTGTCCTTCGATTTAAAACCTAGTGCTTCTTTGGCTTGGTCATTGGTAAGATATTCAATGCCATTAATTTCTATTTTCATATTTCCCTCCAGTTGAGTTTAGCGAGTTCCTAGCTCAGTATGTGATATAATATAACTGACCAAAAATATTTAAAATATTATAATAAGTTGTAAATTCTCTTGCTCGAGCCTGGTCAGTTCGGGCTTTTTTTATATTTAATATCCGAACCATATAAAACGAACAACTCGAAGTATCAGCCCAGTAACAATCACACAAATTCCGATTAAAATTATTGCTGTCAGTACTTGTATTAGAAAATTAGTTAACTTCCCATTTTCGTTTTTATTTATCATTTGATACCTTCCATATATCCCTCAGCAAAAGATTTTGCTGCTTTACCAGCTATTTCCCCCATCAGTTTAAAATCATCAAGAGTCAACGGTTGAGAAACTGTTTTTTTAGTACGTTTTTTATGTTTCATTCGTGAGAATCCATAAGGAGTTTCCCGCTGAACAACATTACCGCTAATTCCTTCTCCATAATATTTCACTGTTTCAAACATCATTCCACAACCTCCTAGACATAGTAAAATAAAATTGTATAAGCTATGATAATAATTAAAGCCAATACTAAAAGAAAAACTACCGCTCCAAAAGCTTTAAGTATTAATACCAAACCAACAACACTCAAAAATAATAAAGCTGTAATTCCAGTTGCAATCAGTAGTGATTTAAGTAATTTCATTCCACTACCTCCTCGATAATGATAGAACTACCCAATAATCTAAATTTTTTCATCTCCACCTCAATCCATATGTTTATCAAGCCATTTTTCAGGGAACACGTTCTCTGACTCGTCAAGGTCTGAGCGGTTGAAAGATTTAATTCGTTCGTCTAACTCTTTATCGATTGAAGTTTCTTCAATCCAACATCTATCACAATATGGACGAATATCATGCATCGGATTGAATCTCCACTTATGCCCGAACAGCTTACACAAAAGTTTCATTTTCTATTCCTCCACCATTTTTTAATATCATTTTTGAAAACGAATATGATAAAAGCCATGATAATAAGTCCCCAAATTGGAATAGCAATCATTGCTGCTTTTATGATTTGTATTAATAATTCTTGCAATTCATTATTCATTCAATCCCTCCCCACCAGTCATTGACCAGCGATATTAGTTTGTCGGTCATTCAATATATCCTCCTAAGTAGAATCGTTCTTTATTTTCATCAATGTTAATAGGAGATATATCATAATAATCCAATTCCATTTCACTGGCTTGCTTATGAGCTTTTTCTTCGGTTGAGAATACTCCAAAGAGGAATATTTCAGAACCATAACCACCATCCCACTCATCTGCGGTTAAAACATATACTTTCATCCCTCCACCACTTTCACTAAATCAACTCCGAGGGCTTTGCCTGCGAGGTAGGCGAGTACCACGTTTGTATTTTTAACATCATCCTCTAACCAATGCAATATTTCTGGATAACTTTCTAAGACAAAGTAATGCTGCATTGAGCTAAACATCTGTGCTACGTTTGTTTGATATTCTTCCGTGTCTTCGTAAATTTGGTCAAACTCATCCGCAATGCTTTTCGGAATCGTGAGCTGGGGTTTATTATTAAAATATTTAATAACATCTTCCTCAGCATAAAGTTGTTGATACTCTGTAGTTCCAAGCTCCGATTTATACGCTAATCCGTATGCAATAGGACTTACGACTTTTTTAAATTCCTCTAATTCACTCATCGCCGCTCCCTTTATTTCCAAGTGTATTCAAATCGTTCAGTTTTGATGGTATTTCCGTCCAAATCTAAGACGTTTCGGAAAAGTCTAGCGGAATATCCCCACTTCCACTTCATTGCATAAAACTTCAAAGCACTATTGAAATCATCAAAATAAGTAGTACTTAGCAATTCTCCGTCATCATACTCATCAACAAAATATTTGTTTTTACTCATCATCCCCTCCAATCGCTGCGAGTGCTTCATAAGCCTTATGAGCTGGAAATAACAACTTCAACTGGCTTTCACAATGTGAACGTGCTGATTCATTCATTTCACTATTAAGAAATCTATCCATCTGCTTTTGATACATTTTTTCTGATTCTGTCAGTGCCTTTTTCGCAGTGTTAAGCTGTTCTTGGAGTTTGCCGTTTTCTCTAATAGCAGTTAAATATTCTTTGTGAAGTTTTAAGAATTCATCTGCAGTCACTAACTGCATTTTTTCATCTATGATTTTTTGAACCGTTTCTTTTTTATAAGGCAACAAGTGTTCTTGTAGTTTTTCAACCGAAAGTTTGTCAGTGCTATCAGAAGTATCAGAAGGTTCGTATTTAAACCAGATTTTTTCGTAACTTGTATAACCACCAGTAATTTGCACGAACTCACCAGTTGGGTGTTCCGTTTGAAATTGTTCCAACTGCTCTTCATAATTATTATCGCCAACATCAAATTCTTTAAATTTAATCATTCTCACACCTCCCCAGTGCTACCAAATCCGCCCGTGCGCTCTCCGTTTGCGTTGTCATCGTCTGTTGTAAGGTATTTGACAAATACCCCTTGCATTATTCTTTGACCTTTAGAAATGGTTACAGGCTCTTTTGAGATATTCATAAACAAGCCTTTGAATTCATTAGGATAATAATCTGAATCGATAATTCCTACTGAATTAATCAATGCAATGCCACGCTTAACTGGATTGCTTGAGCGGTCATATAATTTCAGTACTTCGTCATGTCCGAGTTGAACAGCTAGACCTGTACTTACCATTTTTATTTCATCAGGTTGAATCGTAACTGTTTCGCTTGCTGAAATATCATAACCTGCGCTGTGTTCTGTCGCTCGTTCTGGAATAGTCGCATTTCCGTCTAGTTTTTTAAATTGTCTTGTCATTCTACTTCCTCCACAGGAACAGCAAACTGCCAGTAACGCTCATCAATTGACTTGATTTCTTGCTCGGTAAGTTTTAAAGCGTAATTTTTTCCATTTGAAAATTCTACAATTGTTCCATTTTCGACTTTTGAAACTGATACTTTATTTTTAAGTCCATAAACGTTTGGTAATTCAATATAGAACAGCTGCGGTTTTTCTACTGTGTAGCCGTCTTTCATGCGAACAAGAGTTTCAATAGGCTGATTGCTGTCGATATCGAACCAATTTTCAAACTTGGTTAACTCTTTACCTGAACAGTCTGTTTTCTCATAAAACTCCTTACAGAATATGTAGATATAATAATCTAAATTATCCTTATACTTTTCATACCACTCAGCAACAAAACTTGGCACGACTGGCAGGGATTGCTGTGGTTGCCAATCTTTGAATACCGTTAGTAGTTGAGCTTTATTCCAGTAATCTCCATAATTTGTAATTATAGAAACTGGTAAATTACTTAATTCTTCTTCAAACTTAGTCATTTTTCGTGTCCTCACTTTTTTCATCTTCACAAGTGAAGCAAATATAATGTCCTTCATCTAAAACCTTATCAACGACTGAACTTTCAGCTGTAAATATGAAACTCTCTTTGCATTTTTCGCATGTTACATTTATTTTTTTAATCATTTTTCGTGTCCTTCCAATAATTCAGGGTTCTCATAGATATTTCCGATGACTTCAAGAATTATATTTGGATAGATAGCCATAAATTCTTCTTGATTATCAAAGATATAAAGAAAATAAGCACAAAATCCTCTGTTATATTTGACAATATATTTTTCGCTTAAATTATCTTTAACAATGTCACCCTCATAAATATCAACATTGTTTTTATCTTTTAATCCTGTTGACTGCATGAGGATAAATTTGTCTAATGTTTCGATATCTAATCTTGTTGTTAATTTACTAACCTTGTAATTAACTCCTAATAATTTTTTATTAAAATCAATAAAAGCAATATCTCTAAACATTTCTGGAGAATCATACTTTTTCCAAGCTCTTAATTTTGGTATCATCTCATTCCTCACTTCGTCGCATTGACAGCATCGTCTGACAAGTCTTTAGTCTGTTGTGCATCGGTCACAGCTTGAGATAGCTCGTCAGTCTTTTGTTGAGCGGCAGCTAGCTTTGAGTTTAAATCGCTAACTTGTTGAGCCATGTTCGCTTTATCTTGGTTCGCTTGATTTAATTGTCTAACAACTTCTTCTTTTTGCTGATTAAGTGTATTCAGTTGATTTTGATAGCTAGCAGCTTGATTTTGCAAGTTTGAGTTATCTTGATTGATTTGGTCTTTCAACTGGTTAATTTTGTCGTTCAATTGATTCAATCGGTCTGCATATTGCTGTGAGCTGTTATTCGCCTGTTTAAGCTGTTCGTTTCGGTCTAGCAAGCGTTGCTTCAAAATAGAGATATTCTGTTGCACAGCGACCATATTTTGATGTCCTGCCCACGCATTAGCTGCATAAGCTCCAAAAGTTGCTGAACCAAAGATTCCTGCTGCGACTACTGTTGTTGTGATTAATTTTTTATTCATTGTTTATCCTTTATTTAAAGACACTGTCGTCTTTTCTTGAGTTTTCGATTGCCATTTGCGCTCTGATATTTCTTCGCAATCTACGTTCTTCTTTTGTTTCGTGCTTTCTTCGTTCTTTTTCTTGTGTTTCCATAAGTTCTTCTTCTGATGAGATTGAAAGCAATGGGAATCTTTTTCTAGTTTCTGCTTTGTTTAAAACCGCATGTTTTCTTGTTTTTCTGTAATCAAAAGCGTGCTTACCAACTTGGATATATGAATATACGTTATTTTTGCTAATATTTAAAAATTGGGAAATTTCTCGAGCAGTTCCTGTCATTATGAATTCCCCTTTGTCATAATAATCATAAACAGAAGCGGGAAGTTTGTGCCCTTCTTTTTTCTTTTGTTCCATAAGCTCTTTAGTTTTTTCTTTATTCAAAATAGCGTGCTTATATTTAGGGTTAGCTTTTTTAGGGTCTTTCCCATTCTTTATCCATAAGGATATGGAGTTGCGGGAAACATCAAAGTAATCGGCTATCTCGTCAATTGTTCCAGTTGCTTTTTTTTCGCCTTCAATATAAGCATCAAAGACTTTAACTACCATTTTTTCCTCCTAATTTTCTAATTCTTTCGTGAAACTCAGCCTGCATTTCCTGGTTAAATTTGCTATGGCTGTCTAATTCAAACTCTTTTTTGGTTTGCTCACTTGATATATTTTGACTAGCAAGCTTGCTGATTCGCCTAGCTTCATTTCTTGTGTCGTAATATCCCATAACTAAAGCCTTTCAAATTTATTCATAAAAATCACCACCAAGACTCCCGCCACTTAATACAAAAGTATCACGCTTGGCGCTTTCAAAATATTTACTGATAAAATCTTTTAAATCCCAATAGCTTGAACCACTGAATTTGTAACCAAGGTTGGCTTCAATCATCATTACTGTTCGCCATTGTTTAACCGAACCAAAACCATAACGTTTGGCATGCACTTCACCGAATTCTTGTTTTTCTTTTTCTGTAATTCTGTGCGGAATATGTTTGACTTCACTTGGATAATCAAAAATTTCGTAATCTTCCATTGACATATTATTTACCTCAAAAATAATAGGGCTGTCGGTGCTATACCTCCTAGAGGGCTTCATTACTCTACCGACTGTATTAATCTCCTTGCTGCAGAACCCTAGCAATTATTTATCCGTTAATTATTTTCATTGCATCTTCAACGCTCCGAGCAATTCCTGCAAGTGCGCCGTTTTTTCGCATTGTTTCTAAAAAATTGATTTGGTCAGGTCTTGCTCGACCTGTTTCACTTTTTACTTCAATATAAAATACTTGACCGTCTGGGCGAAAGCCGTACAAATCCGCATGACCTTTTGGCAATCCTGTATCAAACCAACGGCCGTCAATCGTTTGGGCTTTCCCAACATTACTGCGAAATATTTTATTTCCAGCTTGCGATACTGCAAGCATTATTTCTGACTGGACTTGATGTTCTGACTTCATAAGTTTAGTACGGTTACATTGGTTACACTCTGAACACAGTCGTACCAAGGTTTGTAAACATGTAACTGTTGTAACCGCCGCTTCATACTCCTTTTTATTTATATATTATTTATTTTTATTTACTATTTCTTATATTTAATAGTTACAATAGTTACAAAGTAATAAGAATATAGATAAATAAAGGGTTTACCACTGTAACCGTTCCTAAAAAGTACGGTTACAAGTCGTTTACATCAGTTACAACTTACAAAAACATTTTGTAGGTTTTTCTTTATCTTCATTATCCCAACGAAAACCAATATAATAATTAGGGATATCTTCACTTGGCACGAATTCTTTCGGGCGAACCAATTTTTTCTCCCAATCATTAGATACATGTTTCGGAACTTCTAATTCAAACTGTCTTTTAGCTAATGCTGTATAACCCGAATCTCTACACCACTCTTGATAGAGCCACCATAAGAAACGAACAGGCAAGACACTTGATTTAAATTGAGGAAACCACTCATTGACAAATTCAATGATTGAGTTGTTCTTCTCTTTGAACTCCTGCATCATCACCTTTGTTGCTTGCGGTTCATCAAATCGTTCAAAGTTTAATTCAATTGCTTTTTTTAAAACGTATTGGAGAACTTCTTCACGGAAAATGTAATCGTCTTTGATTGCCCAATTATCATCCTTAGCTGAAAATGTTTTTCTAAAAGGAATTATCAGGAAACGTCGATAAGTACCGTTTGTTTTATTTCTGACTTTAGGCAGCCCATTCGTAGATTGAATGACTGTCTTTTTATAAAATGAAACATAAGGTTGTTTTCCTTTTTCTTCGACAAAGACAGGTTCACCAGTGACTACACTATTAAAGTTTGAACTGTCATCAATATATAATCCCGCTTGAACATCATCTCCGATAATCACAGTCTTACCTTCAATCATTGAGAGAGTGAATCGTTCAGAAAATTGATTGATTTTCAAACTCGCAACATTTTGCAATCCGACTAAATTACTAATTAATTGTTGTAAAGTTCCCTTACCGTCATTCCCTTCACCAACAAACCAGATAGACTTACGGTAAGAATAGTTACCATTTAAACTTGCTGAGATGACTTGCCATAACAATTTAACAAGTCCTTCATCTCCACTCATTAAATCAAGTAACCAATCATCCACATTCCAGCCATTGATATTAGGGGCTTCGATTTCTTCGATATATTCTGTTTCAATCGTTGAAGTAAAAACATATCGGTTAGAAAAAGGTTCTAATTTTTTTGTTTTCTTATTATAGATGCCATTTTTTACAGGAACTAAATCACGAATTGCTGTGCTTTCGACTTCTTTCGCCATATTTTTAAGGTGAAAGATGACTTGATTTGATTTAGCTTCCGAAAAAGTCGGTTCAAGCCAGAAAATCACATTATGGAAGAAATCTGCTCGTGTTTCATAAATTCCTTTATCAATGTTATAAACAGCCAAACGATCATTAATTTTTACAATTGTCATGTGTTCCTGCATCTTTGTTGCGACAACTAAAGGAGGAACACTTTTTACTTTGTCGTTTTCTTCGAGGTAAAACTCTCTAAATCTTTTGAAATTATTTCTCAGGTCTCTGAGACTCGTAATTTCATTTGTTGGAAAGCTGACAATTTTCTTCGATTCATTATATTCAGCCTCCATCGCTTCGAATTCCATTTCTTCGCCTCATCTCCTTCTTAAACATACTTTCAAAAGTCCTTTCGAACTCTTTATCTTCTAATGGATCACTTGTGGCAAAATTAGCTTGTTTAGCTAATTGATAAACCACATCAAAATCCACATTTCTTAAAAATAAACCACCTATAAATCGAGCTAAAGCATCATTTCTGCCGCCACTATCTCCCAAACCACGGACAATTGTTTCAAATAGTTGAGCAGTTTTGCTGCTTCCACTTGTTGTAAATCCCGAAAAATCATAATGGGTATAATTGTCACGGTTTTTCATAATCTCACGAATCAATTCTTTAGGTGCAGTAATAATTGGCAACTGATTATCCCATTTATACTGGCCTTTTCTCGTAACACTAGGTGGAATCACAACATAATTGTTTTCATGAGCCTTGATGTCAACTCCTTTTAGAAACCCAATGCGTTGAGTCACGGCCATATCTTCACGTTTCAAGAAAAAGTATTGTTTCCCACCACTCGCCGTGGTTTGAGATAATGTAGGTTTCCACCATTCTTCATCTAACAACGGTTGAATGGATTCATAGCCGTTTATATCATTATGAATATCAACGTCTACTACAACGAATTTATCGCACTTCATTGCTAAATTTGCTGTAGGATTTTGTTTCCAAAAAGCTTTGATTTCATCTTCTGTCAGTGGCTCACGATCCGCAAATTCTATCATTGGCTTTTTATCACGAGAAACTGGAATAATTGATATCCCGAGTTTCTTGTAACGCAAGGCCGTCTCAAGCATTATATTTTCCATATTTAGAAAGGTAGATCATCGTCGCTGATTTCAGGGGCGCTTTGAGCCGCAAGCATACTGGTTTCCATTTTCTTCACATTCAAGTTTTCGTAAGTCTTACCATTGGATTCGCTTGTTTCATTCTTAACTGTGACTTTCAAAGATTTTCCTTCAAGCATGCCAAGATAATCATCTAAGCTCTTGAATTTTGTACCGTTTGGAATTCCTGATTGTTTAGCAAGATTCATAATAGAACCTTCTGGATATTTACCAGTATCTTTTTTCTGCCAAATTTTATGGAAAATCACACTGTTTTTATGTAGTTGGTCAAAATCAGTACGGATGCGAAGTGGAATATCAAGATAATCAGCTCCATTTGGAGTTGTTTTCTCCATAGAGTGCTCAATAGTTACTTCATAAACACCGTCTACAATATTTCCGAATTCTGACGCTTTTTCATAATCGATTTCAAACATTTTTTATTACCTTGTGGCTATAGCCACCCTCTCTTTTTTTGTTGTTGGTAGACCCAACCGTTTTTATAACCGTGTTGATTTTTAAATTCAACGAGTTCATCAACACTGTCACACATATCCGCACTGATATATGTAGAAACTCGTTTTTTAAGTTTTTGAACTTTTGCTTCTGTTATTTCTTGAAGCTCAATTTCTTTGATATTTTCAAGCTCTCGCTCAGTTAATTCAGGCTCATGCCCACAATATGGACAAGTCCTTGTATTTGAACTATCGAAACATCCGAAACACATTTCACATTGTTTGATTGTCAGTTCACCTTTTGTATTATATTCAGAACGTTTTTTTGAAATACCACTGAGTGTCCACTCTCTATCCTCATTCGGTAGCCCATGCCTTGTATAATTTCCAACGTGGTCAATCAGAATTGCTGTCTTACCAGGTTTAGGATTTAATGGCCTCATTGCAAATTGTAAGAATAGGCTGAGTGATTGAGTTGGTCTTAGCATAATGCAAGTTGTCACATCTGGTAAATCAACTCCTTCAGTAAATAACTCAACATTAATCAGAACTAATATTTCACCAGCTCTAAATTTATTCATGATAGCTTCACGTTCAGGTTTCGGAGTTTTACCATGAACTACTTCTGCAGTTATTCCAGTTTGATTGAATTCTTCTGAAATATGTTTTGCTGTTGCTACATTGTGAGCGTAACAGATGGCCTGTTTACCTTTGGATAGTTTGTTGTAGTGAGCAATAACGTCTCCATAAATTGCTCTTTTAAATGCTTCATCCATTGACTTTTGTGTAAAATCGCCGCTTGTTTTTTTTAGTTGTGAAGTATCAATGATATTTGGGGCATAGTATTTGAACGGAGCAATATTTCCGTGCTCTTGCAGCCACTTGATGGACTTTCCTGTTATTAAGTCATCGGCCATATCTTCAAACCCTTGACCGTTCAAACGAATAGGCGTTCCAGTAAAGAATAACTTTAAGGCATTAGGGAAAGCTTCCAGTATTTTTTTATAACTGTTTGCTTTGATATGATGTGCTTCATCCACCAGAATGATTTCAGGCGGTGGAAGTTCATCAATTTTCCTAACTAATGACTGAACACTTCCAATCGTGACATATTCCATATTGACCTGATTTAATTCAAAAGTTTTGACAACCTGGTCATTAATTTCTTTTCGGTGACTAAAGAACAAAACATGATTCTTCTTGTCAGTAGCACCTTTGGAAATATCAGCCATCACAACCGTTTTCCCAGATCGTGGCGGACTTTGCACAATGATTGAGCGATTACCTTTTAAGAATGAGCTTTTAATTGATTCAACTAATTCTTCTTGATAATCACGTAATTTCATCTGGTGTTTCACCTCCGAAATTAAATAAATCTTCAATCTTACAAGCTGTTCTATCATCTAGTCGATTCTTGGCATAAGTTCCTTCACTTCCCTCAAGAATTAAACCTCGTGAACCTGTTTTTGAATTGACAATGATTCGACCCACTAAATCTGTCAATCCAAGCAATTGGTTTAAAACAGAAGTTCTGATTTGCGGAACATACTGTGTGATGATTTGACCAGTTTCTAAATTCAATTCATGCGTATCTTCCCATGCAGTCACATAGATGTTGATTGGCTTGCTATAAATTGCTGTCAGTATTCTTAAAAAATAGTTCGTCCATTGAGAATAATGCTGCAATTCGTTGCTGATACCATTTTTTGATTTTCGCCCTTGCTCAATGAACCAATCAGACTGTAGGCTTGAGATATTATCAATTACTAAATTGTCGTATTGATTTAATACTTCATCGATTTCTTTCAAAAAGATGTTAATATCTTCAGATGGATGCTCCCTATCAAATGAGATTCTTCCTTCATCATCAATGGTTCTTACATCAACATTTGGGATTCCTTCCAGAACCTTGTGAGAGTTATCCAAAGATAATACGATGGTACTTCCTTTTAAATGTTTAATTTGTGAAGTTTTCCCAAGTCCTGCTTTTCCATAAATTAAGATTCGCCAGTTATTGGTTCGACTTAAGTCGGTTGCTTTAGTTATTTTCATGTTTCACCGCCTTTTTAGCTGTTTCACTAAACTTCACACCTTGTAAACCGATATTTTTCGACGGAACATAATGTGCATAATCAAACTCATCAATTCCCTCAGCTTTCATTAACTCTGCGATTTTAGTCTTGTTTGGTTCAACTTTGCACAGTTCAATTGGTACTTCTTCAGGATTAGTGATTTCTAATTTCTTAGAAGTATGAAACCTGAAATTGTTAACGACTCCATCAATCTTTTTAAGCTTCATTGATTCCATCGCTTCACCAATATAAGAAAGTAATGAATAGGCACGCTTTTCAAGTAATTGCGCTTCTGACTGTAGTTGTTTTGCTACTTCACGTTTAGCTCTGGCTTTGGCCATAATGTTTTTAATGACATAGCCTGTATTTTCTGCTTTTACTTCAAATTCATCAGTTATTGATTCCAAAGTATCTTTAAACATTTCATAGTTTTCATTTTCTGGATCAGATTCCATTTGATCCTGTAAGAACTCATAATTTGATTTGAGTTCGAATATTGTATTATCCATTTTTCCTCCGATTTGTTATAATGAAGGTAGAAACTCTCATAAATTTTCTACCAGCTCGCATTACCAGTGCGGGCTTTTTTATTTTGTCATGTAGTGCAAATAGGCACTTAAAGTAAGTAACTTACGTGTGAAATTTCCACGAGTTACCATCCAAATCTTTTCTTTCGGCATGATAGTTACTGTTCTACCGTCAGTCGTTTGGAACTGATCGTAATCAAAGTCCATGATGTTTCCTTTCTATGTATGCGTTTTAATCCTCCGAGTGCTATAATTACTGTGAGCAGATATTTGCGGTATTTGCTTAGTTTTATGGAAAGGAGGAAAAATTTATGTCTAAAACTGATAAAGAATTGACTGCTGAGGTTGTTTCAGCACTTTTTCAAATTCAAGACATCCGAGTAACTAACGATGCAATCGTTAAATTAATCAAAGATGTTCATGGTGCTTTTAAAGATCTTGAAGATTAATAGGGATGCTACTAACTAGCTCAGCGATGGCTGCAACCATTGCTGGGTCTTTTTTTGTTTCGTCAAGTTGTAGTACTTCAATTGAAAATTTTGTAATTGCTTCTGCTAATGTCATTTCGTTCTCTTTTCTAGCGGAGCACCGCATTTAATTTTGTTGGGTTGACTATGTATGTTTAGGTTATCTCTTTCTCCTTTTTTCCAATAATTGCCAATTATCCGCAATCCACTTAATGATTGGATCTCGTGGAAAAGCTTCTTCAACATCTCCATTTTTCACAACTGGGAAATTATGTGCATAACGATAATACTTATCAAATGTAGGACCACTTACACCAATAAATTCAGCTGCTAGTTCTCGAGTCATAATCAGCGGATAATCAGAATCATTTTTTAGATTTTTTCTTAACATGAATTCCTCCTTACTAATTAAATTTAATAGGATAAATTTCCATTAACTTGGCAAGCATTTCAACCGCTTTTGGCCCGCCATCGGTTTTATTGAGTGCATTTCTCAATTGTTGTTCGCTGATTCCATCAAGTGCAAATGCTAATGTTTTAATTGAAATACCAGATTCTTCACGGTATTTATTCACTGCTGTTCGCATTTTTTCTAGTGCAATTTCTGTCATTTTTTTCTCCTCTCAAAGTATTAGTAAAGTATTTTTATTATTTTTAGTAGTTAACTCTTGACTTTTTTTATTCAATATCATAAAATTAGAGCATAGTTAAAGAGCCTATAAAACACTTTATAAAACTTGCTTGGCGGCGTTGTTCATTAGTATTTATTTAGGTTTTCTTTATCTTTCGTTTATAAAAATAACTATTTATCTTTACAAAAACTATTTTATACAAATTCATAAACATTGTCAAGTGTTTTATTCAAAATTATAAAATATTTTTTTGTGATACCTTGAAAGGCTTGATATGACTACATTTGAAAGAATAAAAAAATTAGCAGATAACCAAAAAATTAGCTTACAAAAAGTTGCAATAAATATCGGCCTCAGCGAAAATGCTATTTATGGTTGGAAAACTCGTAAACCAAAAGGTGAGGATTTAGCAAAAGTTGCTGATTATTTTCATGTTTCTGTTGACTATCTGTTAGGACGTGATACGACTGAACCTGAAAATCAAACAGTTGATTTGGCTGAATTGGCTAATAAACCTAAAGATTTTGACTGGGATAGCGTTTTGTCAGTTGGTGGCAAACCTATTCCAGAAGAGGATAAAGAAATTATCCGTCGTTTATTTGCTCATAAACTATCTGATTGATTATAAATTAAAGAGAGGACGGTAGTTTATGACAGGTAAAGAACTACTAGAAATTATAATTGTTAAAATTGAAAATCTAGGTATTGAACTTAAATACGAAAAATTGAATGGTGCAAGTGCTTATATCTCATATAGATATGGCTGGGGGATCATAGATATAAAACGAGCAACTGCTTTCGAAATATGCCATGAATATATTCATGCTAAAAATAAAGATATAATCCGTCACTCAGATAATGATTGGGATAATCCTTGCGAAAAAATTGCTGACAAAGAAGCCATTCTTCTTCTATGGGATATGTTTGAGGAAAATGCTGGAACGGTTGAAGATATAAATCGTTTTATCGAAATAACAGGTTGCCCAGAAAAGCTAACTAAAATTATCGTTTTAAAATCAAAAATTAAATCATGGGATAAAGAAGAGATTCAATATCAAGTAACTCATTACTTAGATAGTACCGATGATGAACCAGAAAGTTGGAACGTTTATAGTATAATGGATGCATGTCATATTGACCATAAATGGGAATCATTAGTCATGAGTACACTTTTGGATTTAAACTCAAAATTTAATTCTCAAAGGGCAATTTAAAGAGGTGTTTTATGAAATTTGGAATGAGAAAGCCTAGTATTACAAAAAGCTTAAAAGCTAGAACAACTACAAAATATAAACGTAAAGTAAAAAAAGCCCTTATTCCTGGATATGGAAAAAAGGGCATGGGTTGGATTAAAAATCCGAAAAAAGCTGCTTATAATAAAGTCTACAAAAAAACCTCATTTTCATTGTGGGATTTATTCAAATAAAAAAACTACGAGCAATGTCTTGATTCTCGTTAAAAGCTAGGTTAGGAAATATAAACTTTATGAAAAATAGAAAAACACCAAAACCCAAAAAACCAATCTATAAAAGAATTTGGTTTTGGATTGTTGTAGTAATCGTAGTAGCTATTATAGGTAGCGCAATTGGAGGAGGCGGAAAAGACAAAGATAAAGATTCATCAGATTCTAAGTCTACTGCAACATCTAAATCTTCTAGCCAAGCTAAAACTTCTTCTAGTTCTTCTAGTTCTTCTGAAAAACCAAAATCAGGTTGGACACAAGAGATTTATGATTCTATTACATCTGCACAAACCAACATTAACGATGATGGGACTATGTCTTACTCTGGTGGTACTCCTTATGCTGAAATTGAAGCAAAAGTTGGTAAACCAGATACTACTTCAGAATCAAGTATAGGTAATCAAACTATAGTTACAGTAAACTGGACTTCTATCTCATGGCTCAAAGGTGAAACTCAAAGCATCACTATCCAATATGATAAAGCTACAGGTCAAATTACAAGCAAATCTAAATTTAATTCTTAATAAATAAAAAGCCGCCCCTACTTTGGCGAGCGGATGGCGGCTTAGATCATATTCACAGTAAAAAGCTCAATAAAAAGCTGTTTTACTGTACTCAATTTTAGCAAGAAAGTGAGTAAAAATCAAATCATGGCAAATTTTAGAAAACGTGGAAAAACATGGCAATTCAGACTTTCATATAAAGATAATAATGGAGAATATAAAAAGTTTGAAAAGGGTGGCTATAAAACAAAAAAGGAAGCCGAAGCTGCAGCGGATGAAGCTAAAAAAAGATTGAATAACCATTCAGAATTTGACAATGATATAACCCTTTATGATTTTTTTGAGAAATGGGCCAAGGTATATAAAAAACCACATGTCACAGAAGCCACTTGGAGGACATATAAGCGTACTTTGAATCTTATTGATAAATATATCAAAGATAAACCAATTGCTGAAATAACCCCCACTTTTTACCAAGCTGTGCTAAACAAAATGAGTTTACTTTATCGCCAAGAATCTTTGGACAAATTTTACTTTCAAATAAAGTCTGCTATGAAGATTGCCGTTCATGAAAAAGTTATTAGTGAAAATTTTGCTGATTTTACCAAAGCAAAATCAAAACTTGCAGCTCGTCCAGTTGAGGAAAAGTATTTACATGCTGATGAATATCTCAAGTTACTAGCTATTGCAGAGGAAAAAATGGAATATACTAGCTACTTTGCTTGCTACTTAACTGCAGTAACTGGAATGAGATTTGCAGAACTTTTAGGACTTACTTGGGATCATGTAGATTTTAATAAAAAAGAAATCTCTATTCAAAGAACCTGGGATTACAGTATAACGAATGATTTTGCAGATACAAAAAACGAAAGTTCAAAGCGCAAAATTCCTATCTCTTCTAAAACAATAAAACTATTAAAAAAGTATAAAAAAGAATATTGGCATGAAAACAAATATGATCGTGTAATTTATAATTTAAGCAATAAAGGTTTAAGTAAAACAATTAAAGTAATAACTGGTAGAAAAGTTCACCCTCATTCTTTAAGACATTCTTTTGCATCATATCTGATTTACAAAGGAATAGATTTACTAACTGTTTCGAAATTATTAGGGCATGAAAATTTAAATGTCACTTTGAAAGTTTATGCTCATCAGTTAAAAGAGATGGAACAAGAGAACAACGATGTTATCAGAAAAATTTTTAATAAACTTTGACCCCATTGACCCTAATTTGTCCCAAATTATTTTTAAGTATATTTATTTTGATTAAATTATAAAAAATAGAACCGCACTGTTTAGCGATTCTATTTTAATATACTTAAATGTAATTAAATATTTAATCCATTGATTGCCTTTGCTGCATTTGCTTTTGAAAGTTCTGTACGGTCTGCTACATAATCAATTAACTCCTGTTTCGACGCCATTAGCTCATTCCTCCTATTTTCTACATTCCCCTATCATCCTTTTCTTCACTAACTCTAGTGAATTCTTTTGTCATCATATAAATCTTCATAAAAAATCCTAGCTTACGCCAAGATTTTTTGGTTATTTTACAACCATAACATTGCAAGGCGCATGATTAACAACATAACTTGTCGTCGAACCTACTAGCATCCTGTCTAATAATCCCTTACCATTTGAACCGACTACAATCAAATCCAATTCAAATTGCTTTGCAAAATTAATGATTTCTTTCTTTGGATTTCCTGTAAAGGCATGGACTTCAAACTCAACTTCATCATTAATCAGAGCCTCAACTTCAGCAATAATTTCTTTAGATTCTTTTTCTAAATCATCCAAATTAATTGCCAAAGCATAAGGAGTTCCCCGAAGTCTTGTTTCATCTTTAACATGTAAAACAAATAATGAAGTTTTATTTCTTTTGGCAATGGCGACTGCTTCATGAATTGCTTCTTTCGATTGGTCAGAGCCATCAACTGCAACTAAAATTTTCTTGTATTCATCTCTCATTGTAAACGCCTCCTTTACTATATTCTATGATAAAATATTTAAGAAGTCCAACTAAACACTCACTATATTTTTAGAAGAAACTTTTATTTTTAAGACTTTTTTTCCAATTTTACTTAGAAGTAAAAATATAATTTTATGAAAATATTAAATCACTTTTTTTGATATTCTGATTTCTTTATGCTACAATTTAGTTGGAATTTCGTTATGAACCAATTTGGTTCCCTTTCGTATAATAACTAAAGAAAGGAGAATGTACTATGACATTCACTAACAAAAATAAATTTTTCCAATATACAGTAACTCTAGATACTTCTCATAATATCTTCAGAGCATCACTTGTAAATGATTCAAATATTTATGGTGCTGGAGATACTATTGAAGAAGCTGTACAAAACTTAGAACAATTAGTTTAAGGAGAAAAAAATGGGCGAGTATCCCAATCGATAAAGGCATCTACTTTAATTTTGAGAGTAGGTGCTTTTGTTATACTTTAAATAAAAAAAGCTGCTCAATGAGCAACTCCCTTTTTAGTTTCTCTCAGTTACTACTTCTCCACTTGCCTTCTTGTCATTCTTCCAAATAGAAAAGAATTTTCCATATAAAGAAGTAACCAAATAGAAAGTAATAGTTAGAAGCATTGCTAAAGAACTTGCAGAATAGCCATCCATAAGTGCTGTTGCCCATAAAATAATCATGACCACATCAGATAAGAGCCAAAGTGAGTAACTATCACCATAACCTCTAACAACCAAGATTGAAGCCGCAGCTCCAATAATTAAAGTAATAGCATCCCATAAAGGATTGGTGTCTCCAAGTTTTGTATAAATGACTGTAATTGGCCACCAAAGAACCAACATACTGATGATTGTCAAAATCCATCCTTTTCTCTTCATGAATTTGACCCCATTTTCAATTCGATGTCCCCAAGTTTTCCAAGTGAAAATCAATGGCAAGTCAATCAGCAAAACAAAAACGATTTGATCTAAAACAGAGGCATAGTGACCAGCAGTCCAGTTAATATAGATATAACCAAAAGCACTAATCAGCCCCAAAAGACCATTAATTGGTTTTCCAATCATCATGTAAACTGTACATGCCGACCCCATTAAGGTAGCAATCAAAGTGATAATTGATAAGACCGTAATTGTTGACGTTAAAAAGAAAGCCAACTGTACTCCTATGATAAACGAAAGCATGATGCTTCCGGCTGTATTAATTGATTTTAGCTCATCTTTGAGCCATTTGAGATAATTTTTCATTCTCATCCCCAATCTAAGAACGTCAAAAAACGTCCACTAAAAATTATATCACGAATAAAAAATTGTCAGACGCTTCCAAATATATTCTTTAGATTTTTTTTGAGACCAATCATTATCAATTTTGTTCCATAAAAATTTTATTTATCTCTAATAAAGTTGCATAAATAAAAAAAGCCGATATTCATCGGCCTTTTCATTTCTATTTATCCCATCTGTAATAGTGAATCATTTTGATGAACCCAACAATTAAAAATTCGATTCCAAGAAGTAACCACAAAGTTACCCCTCCCCAAAGCGGAGAAAATACTAAAGTAAAACCAGCAATGATACTAATTACACTTAAGAAAATCCCCCAAAATTTACTATTGAAATTAGTCAAAACTGTAAGAGTTACAATTCCATCTACAATCCAACTAATCCCTACAAAAATACCAATAAGGACAAAAAGCGATTCTGCGGCTGCATTCAAATCTGAAAAAACAAAAATTCCTGCAAATAGGTAGATAAATCCCAACAAGAGATGAGAAATTCTCCAGAAATTTCCTTTTTCTTCACTTCTTTTGACTAGATTTGCTCCAATATAAATGACACCCATAATTACGAGTGCTACCCCTACAAGAGCTGCGACAATAGCTGCTGTTTTTGTAGGTAAGAATAATATCAATAAACCAATAATAATTGAAATTATCCCACTAAATCCGACTCCGCGTCGAAGTTTTTCAAAATCTGTTAACATAACTTTACCTCCAAAAAATATTCTTCAATTCTCATTTAATTATAACATAATGAATACAATATTTTATTTATGATGATTAAAAATTACGCTTAGTTGTCTTTATACAAGTCATTATTTTTATTATTAGTCTTCTTAAAAAGTTAATTCAAAAAAAGGAGTACTTTAACTCCTCAAAAATTTTCAAATGATAGCCATTACAATATCATTGATAGGAGAATACCACCAATCCGTTTTCCCTATCAAAAATTCATTTAGATTACGTTTTTTAAAATGTGCAACTTCTAGCAGTGTTCTTTGAATCAATGATACTTGTTTATAGGCTTATGTTTTTTGATTGTAAATGTAAAGAGTGTCGAGCTACACGAAAAATGTATAAAAAAATTGAGAAATCAAGAGAAAGATCCAAAATAAAAAAATATATTAAAGATAATATAGATTGAGGTGGAGATGAAAAAATTTGAATTATATAGCGCAGAATTCGTTAGCAAATATAGAAAACCTAAGTGTGTAATGAGTATTATTGAAGCTAATAATTATGCTGAAGTAATCCAAGAACTCGAAAGCAACGCAGGTTGGTATACTGGTGGCAACGGAGCTTTCAAAGTCGCCTATATTGAGGAGGTTGTGGAATGATTCTGATTATAAATATGATATCGTTCATAATTTCGTTACTATCAATCACCATAAACATTTGCATTATTTTAAATAGGAGAAGATAAAAAAGACTTATTGAACGCAAAAAAAGCCCAAATCAATGATATGGGCTTTGAGGGATAACAAGTTAACGTGATGATATGTCCATGCAAGATGAACACGGCCTAATTTGAAGTGATGGATAAGTTCTACGAGTGTATTCCATTGCTTCGATATCATTTTCAAAATCCCCATCAATAAGATATGAATCATTAACTTTTGGGCGATTAGGGCAAGTTCCTTTGTGTACTTCATGATAATCACTGAAGTCACCACTTTTATCTACGACATAGCTCATGAGTTAGTCCTCCTTCAAATAGTTTGTATTGGTTATACAATTTTATTTTAAAACTATTGCTAACTAAGTACAAGCAATATGATTTAAATAAAAGGAAATATAAAAAAGCCCAAGCTGACCAAGATTGAGCGATTGTTGTAAAAATTATTAGTTACTATTGAATGGTCACATTTATTATACCACTGATTAATTGATAACTATGAAATTTGATTTATTAAAAAATCTTTAACTATAACAAAAAACCCGAACTGACCAAGTTCGAGTTATATGTTCTAGGTTTAAATTTTATTCTTAAAATTTAGGTCTACTACATTATACCATAATAAAAATAAGTTATAACAAAAAAGCCCAAGCTGACCAAGCTTGAGCGAAATACGAATTACGACAACTTATTATATTATTTTCGGTCAGTTATATTATATCACATACTGAGCTAGGAACACGCTAAACTCAACTGGAGGAGAAAGATGATTGCAAATATAATTATCATAGCCTACGTGCTACTAATAATTCTTGGTATGTTCGTTACACCTTACGCAATTGGAAAACCAAGAAGTCCAATAAGTGTTGGAAATGCAACCTTTAATATATTGTTTGGAATTGCATTTCTAATCTCGTTATATTTTAAATTAATTAATTAGTAGAAAGAGGAATAAATAATGAAAGACAATTGCTTCATCGTATTGACTTAATGGAATCGCATCATATCGTGGAACTCCAAAGTTATCTTTAAAATCTCTACCAAACTCTGAAAATACTTTTCTTCCCAATTCATGGTAGGCTTTAGAATCTTTTCCTCCTAAAAAACGAATAATGTGTATATTCCGTGTATTATTAAGAATTGCAGCATTAGTTGCTGGAAGTCCAAATCGTTCTGTTAAGTCAGTGACCTTGTCTTGAACTTCAACGAGTTCTTGTTTAACACTTCCATAACCCGTTGCAATTGCAGCAATTTGTTGATCAAGTGTCATCGGTAGGGCTTGCACTTCTTGAACTTTGAAATAAGTATCAACTAAGATGTCGTATGTATCCCATGCTTGGTCAGTTCCTAAAGATTTTGCATGAAGTAATGCACCTTTTTCTGTCCAAAGGTAAAGTTTTGGTGCTCGATTTCCAACTACACCGAAATTTTCGTTGCTGTCTTTAAAATCTTTGAGTTCTTTTCCTTCCAACAAAAAGAAGTGTTTTCCTTCCATAAACCGTGATTTATTATTTCCAAAATTATCAATAATTGTTCGCGTTTTGGTTCCGTATCCTTCAGCGATTTGTTGAGTAGTCAAAACACGTTGACCATTTAGTTCTGTAATTTGTAATTCGTTCATAAGATAATTCCTTTCGAGTGTCTTTTAGGACACTAATTCTTCAAAAAAAATATCAAGCATTTCTTTGTTGCTCAATTCCATAATTTTACTGATTGCTTTAATTTGAGAACTTTGAAATTCCGATTCACCTCGCAATTTTTTATAAATTGTAGAACGCACTATCGTTTCGCCTTCCTCATTCATTCTCTCAACTAACCAATCTACATTCTTCCCTTTTGTTTTCAAAATACCTAGAAATACATTTGATTTCATGATATACTTTCCTTTCTTTTTTGTATGTGTCCTTTAAGACACTACAAGTATAACACCTGGATATTTATGTGTCAAGAAAAAAGTGTCTTCAAAAACACTTTTTTCTTAAAAATCATAAATTTAGTTCCTTAAATGCTTTTTTTGTATCTTTTTGGACACTTTTGTGCTATACTATAGACAAATAAATAAAGGTGATAAATTAAAAACGTGGAAAACTTACTTAAAAATAAAAGACTCGAAAAGAAAATGACACTCGAGCAAGTAGGCGAACTTGTAGGAGTAGGGAAATCGACCGTTAGAAAATGGGAAAACGGTATGATTGAAAACATGGGGCGAGATAAAATAGTAGCCTTATCAAAAGCACTAAATATCTCGCCACTAGATATTTTAGGTTTAACTGATGATGAGAGTGTCGAGCCAATCATTGAAAAAACCATTCAAAAAATGAAGCAACTCGAAGAATCGCGTCAAAAAATTGTTCTTGATACTGCTAATTCTCAATTAAAAGAGCAAGAAAAAGAAACTGCGAAAGTTATCAGTTTAGAAAATAAAAAAATTCAACAGACTATTGATCTTGCTGAATTAGTTGATGATAGTAAAATTGATTGGGATAAATGGGTATCTTTTGAGGGAAAACCTCTTACAGATGAAGCCAAGGAAGAAATGAAACGCGTACTTGGTAAACGTTTGGAAAACAAAGATAAATAAGGAGGATTCTATGAGCAGACAGGAGCTTTTAGATTACCTCCTTAAAGAAATTGAGAAAAGTGGAATTGAAACATTTAATGCTAAATCTTTTCCTTTACCCGCAGCTGTAAATGTTGATGATAAGATTATGATTTATAATTCTGATTTAGCCACTCCGTTTGGACTTGCTCATGAGCTAATCCATATTCTTAATAATGATAATCATCGCGGAGAATACTTTGATGCGATAAATCCACAGGAAACCAGGGCAAATTATGAAGCAATTCTTCTTCTTTGGGAAATATTTGAAGCGAATGGCGGAAGTTATGAATACTTTAATATATTTGTAGACACAACTGAATCACCTTTTGAATTAGCTGAAACTCTAATCAGAAATGAATATATTGAAATGCATGAAGCAATTACTGAAATATTCGAAGATGAACTAAAAGTAAGTATCAACAAACAAGAAATGCATGATTATATTGTTGATTATATTAGTTATTTTGATGTAATTGAAACTGTTAGTATTTACGAATTTTTAGATCGCTATCATTTAAGTCATAACTTTTATAATATGGCAGAAAAAGAATTTCAAGAACTATTTGGAATTGGTTAAATGAAAATAAACGAGCAATGTCTTGATACTCGTTAAAAGCTAGATAGGAGAAAATTTATGAAAAATAAAAAATGGTGGTATTATGCACTTTGGATTTTTGCCATTTTGCTGTTCCTACCTTTTGTTTGTGTTTATGGAGTATACCGATCGATAATTAATTTCAAAAAAACTAAAAAATTGTTGTGGTTATTTGCTATCGTTCCTTTACTCTTTTTTGGATCAGCTGGAGTTGCTGGTTATGTTGGAGCTTTTACAGGAGATGGCAATACAAGAATAGAGCAAACGACATCTTCATCTTCGAGTAAAGATAAAGCTAGCAAAGAAGCTCAAACTGCTAAAAAAGCCGAAGCAACTAAAAAATCTAAAGCTGCTAAAAAAGCCGAAGCAACTAAAAAATCTAAAGCTGCTAAAAAAGCCGAAGCTGCTAAAAAAGCCGAAGCTGCTAAAAAAGCCGAAGCTGCTAAACAAGCTGAAGCCGCTAAACAGGCTGAAGCCGCTAAAAAAGCCGAAGCTGCTAAACAGGCTGAAGCTGCTAAACAGGCAGAAGCCGCTAAACAGGCAGAAGCCGCTAAACAGGCCGAAGCTGCTAAACAGGCCGAAGCCGCTAAACAGGCTGAAGCCGCTAGACAAGCCGAAGCTGCTAGACAAGCTGAAGCCGCTAGACAAGCTGAAGCCGCTAGACAAGCTGAGGCTGACAGACAGGCACAAGCCGCTGCACAAAGTGAGCAAAACGTAACTAATGCTTCTGGTTACACTAGAGATGCAAGAGGAAGATGGCATCGCCCTAATGGGCAATATGCTTCAAAAAATGAAATTGCTGCTGCTGGATTAACTTGGTAAATTTTAAATAAAAAAACTACCCTCAACTTTGGACGGTCAAAGGGTAGTGAATCGCAATAGTAACAGCTACGAATTAACGTGAACTATTACTATATCATTATATCAATTTTTGATGAAATGAGGAATTAAAAATGTATGTTGTTGCTCTCCCCAATGGGAAATATAAATTCTGTGAGCAATATGTCGATAACTTAACCAATAAAAGGCGTGAAGTATCGGTAACTTTAGATAAAGATAATCGAGTTACTAGAAGTAACGCTCAAAAAGTTCTGCTATCTAAAATTTCAAAAAAACAACACAACCTTGATAAAAATATTACTTCTATCACATTCGGGAAACTTATGGACGAGTGTGAAAGAATCTTTAAAAAACAAATGAGAAATAGTTCTCGTGATAACATGCTGGCACAACATAAAGTTCTTATAAACGAGATTGGTAAAGATGCATTAGTTAACAAAATTACAACTGTTTTTCTTAATAAGATGATGGAAAATCTTATGTTTGGAATTCAAGATAGATCAGAAGATTATTGTAATAGATTAAAAACTCGATTAAATAAAATGTTTGAATTTGCCATTGAACATGGATATTTAAATAATAATCCTGCAGAAAAACTAAAGATAAAATATAAGCCAAAGCATGAAGGAAAAATTGCTGACTTTTTCCTTGAACAAAATGAATTGGAACAAGTGATGGAGTTTTTAAAGCTTAAAAATTACCGCTACTACTTACTTTGCCAATGGTTATATCTAAATGGATTGCGCTTTGCTGAAGGCGCAGGAATGCTAAAAAGTGATGTTATCTTATCTGATAACAGAAGTTATTGTATTGTGGATGGTAATCTTGATTATCATGGAAATAAAATCAGTGACCAAGGTAAAACAAGAGAAACCAAAACTAAAGCTGGTACTCGTGAGGTAGATATAAACTCACGCGCGATTGATATTTATGAAGAAGCTTGCACTCTATCCGCAAATTCAGATTTCATTTTTACAACTAAGAATGGTACCCCACTTCAACCAACTGCTATTAATTCCTTTTTGAGAAATAACAAAGCAAAAATGGGCATACCTAAAGACAAAAGAATTTCTACTCATATTTTTAGACATACCCACATTTCTAAACTAGCTGAACTTGAAGTTCCATTATATGTAATCCAGAGACGAGTAGGACACTCTAGTTCTAAAATAACAGAGAAAATATATTTACATATAACAGAAAAAATGAAAGAAAAAACAAGAAACTTACTAGAATTTCTCTAGTAAGTTTTTAGTTGCCTGCTTTTTGCCTGCTTTTTAAAATCCAGACTTTAAAAGTTAATATTAAATAGATTAATAAAAATAAAAAAACCGCTCAATAGAGCGGTTAATCTGGTGTATCTTAACGACGACGTTCAGCGATACGAGCTTTTTTACCTGTGAGTGCACGAAGGTAGTAAAGTTTCGCACGACGTACTTTACCGTGACGGATAACTTCGATTTGTTCAACACGTGGAGTGTGAACTGGGAAGATACGTTCTACACCAACACCGTTTGAAATTTTACGAACAGTGTAAGTTTCGTTAATTCCTGAGTTTTTACGAGCGATAACAACGCCTTCGAACATTTGGATACGTTCGCGAGTTCCTTCGACAACTTTTGCGTGAACACGTACAGTGTCACCAGGACGGAAGTCAGGAATATCAGTGCGGAGTTGCGCAGCGTTGATAGATTCGATAAGGTTCATTTTTTTCTCCTCTTGCCCATCATTAAGCAGCATCTAGCAAATTAAGCTCAGCGGATGAACAGTTTTATTAGTATGCAAAAACATACTCAATAAGTATAACAGATTATCCATCCTTTGACAAGTTCTTATTTTTAGTTTTATCAGTAACCAATTTGTTCAATATCAACTTCAGACTGATTAATCATATCCACAACTTTATGAATAAGATACATTCTCTCATCAAGCGCATGAATTTGCTCTGCACAATTTTGTAGTTCACCACTGAGTTGCTCAGGAATTTGTCCATCATATTTATAACGAACTTTATGTTCCAACGTTGCCCAAAAATCCATTGCCGAAGTTCGTAACTGAATTTCAACTCGACAAGTTTGTTCACTAAATAGATGTCCTAAATTAACTTCGACAATCATATGATAACTACGATAACCTGTTTTTTTAACGTTTCTTAAATAATCTTTTTCGCTAACAACTGTAAAAGCTTCTTGGCTTTTGATAATTTCAACAATCTCATAGATGTTTTTAGCATAAGAACAAATAATACGAATTCCTGCAATATCTGATAAATGTTCATCAGCAGCATCGGCGGTCACAGGCAAATCTTTCTTTTTCAGCTTTCCTGCAATACTTTCCGGTGATTTTAAACGATGTTTGATATGCTCAATTGGGTTGATTGCCTCAAAATTATTATAATAGGTATTTAGATTAGAAAGTTGAGTTCTGACAACATCTAAAGCACACTCATATCTGACAAGTTTCTTTTTTAATTTTTCAAATTCTTCTGGTTCAAATCTTGTTTTTAAATAATCTTTTTCCAT